AAAATCGTAGACCGAGTTTCCGGGATAAGACAGCAAGCAGCCGCTATCAGTGCGCATGTTCCACAAACACAGGCTGAATTAGACAGTTACTCACAGCAACGAGCAGGAGCAGTCGCTCAACTTCAAGACCGTGCTCCAGTGGCATTGTCACCCAAGAAACTGGACATGTCGCTCTTTAATCAACTCTTTGAGGAAAATAAGTTGCCGGACCCGGAAAAGGATGATGGATACGGTGATTGGCTCAAAACAACAGGGCAAAGCGACACAGTACAAGAGAATTCCAGTCTGCGAAAGAAATTTGCCCTGGATACATTTAATCAGACATTCCAGCAAGAAACACGTCAAACGGGAGGCGGAAACGGAGCTTACTATCCTTCTGCCATAATTCTTCAGCCGACAATGGGTGTGACACTGGGTGGGGAAAAGCCCGCAGATTTTACAGCCGCGTATGGTTCCCGCACACAATTTACAGATTTAAAATCCGCCTATACATCTGATTCAACCTTTAGCCAGAATGTAGCCTCGGCTGCTGCTTCGCTTGGGTCACGCCCCAGTAATTTGAAAGATATGGAGCGTGCTCGTTCTGCTCCTGTAACTTTATCGCTCGAAGAGCAGCGTCGTGTCAGAGCAGCTGAGGAAAGGGAAAAGATGCTAGAAGACCAGCGTGTTCGTCGTATGGCTCAGCAAGATGAAACAGCCGGAAGGTATCATGAGAATCTTCAGCGACGTTTATTAGTAAATAATTAGCCGCATCAGTAATAGAGGAGATGGCTACTGCTTCACAAGGTGAATTAACTGGCTTTGTTTTTTTAATATTAATTTTTTCTGCCGCAACTCTACGATATATCGTAAAAGATAAAACAGAGGTAATCACAGATAGATTTGAAAGCAGCAAGTCAGTTTGTCTCTGGTGGGTTGTAGATGACTTGGAGGGAAATTCCCGCGAATGGTTGGATTGGGGGTCTCGTCTCCAAAAACGAACACGCTCTCCGTTTTTGAATGTTCATCTAAGACGATGCCGTGAATTCCATGATAAAGATTTTGTGATTACTCCTCTTCTTGGCCGCAATGATGTTCATGCTGTGTTGCGTGAACATGGTGTGGAGGTTCCAGCAGAAGCCGATATTGCGCCCACTTGGTTGTGGAAGGCATGGGCGTCGGCTCATATGTCTTGCTATGTAGGCGGTCTTTGGGTTGATAGTCGGGTACTTTTTATTAAGTCAATTATTCCCACACTCGGAACTATGAAAGCAATGCGATTTGGCACTGACCCCGAAGAAGAACGTGGAAACAGAGCATCTGATACAAATATCTGCTGGGCCATTGAGGAAGGTTGCGGCTTATGGCAGAGTTATGCTCGGGATTTACAGAAATTAATGCGTGGAGGCCCTCTTTCATGGAATGCCGCCAAAATCCGTCGGGCGATTCGCTATTTGCAGGATAAACATTTATCCGGGCAAGTACCGATTAATAGTGTGGCTGAATGGACGCGATTCAAATCAGGAAAAGCAATACAATTGGAGGATTTGGTAGAGCGTGTTATTCCTTCAGATGAGTCAGGGGTTGAATTACCGGGCCCCAGTGTTGTAGCAGTTCCACTTCCTGATACTCTTGAGCGTTCAGTGCCTAATGCGTGGTTTCTTCGTCTTTCTGAGGATCAACTCCTAGAGGCCAAATTTCTGTGGGCTCATCTGGCGATTCCTGTTTCATTGGCATAATACTATATTCGTGTGTTCGGAGTGGGCCGATGCGAATTTCCTTACTAACAAGTGTGTGTTCCGATGATTTAATAATTTGTCGGAAGATCTTCTTGGAGGATTGATAGTCGTAGGTTGTGGGTCTTCTGCTGGGATAGTAATATTTCATCATTGCGTTGAACGCGTCAAGTGTTATGGGGTTCTGTGCTGGAAATTGGAGAGACCGCCTATCACGTAAATTCTTAAAACCGAATGCTTTTATCCATTCTGTCACAACATCCGGTGGTAATTCTGAGCGGAAAGAGGTCATCCTTCTGTATTTCTCCAGCGAATACTTTTAAAGTCTCAAAGAAACCGAAGCGGCGTTGGATGAGCCGAATGTGAACTTCCGAGCAGCGTTCATTGATTTTGATTAGTTCAATTGGATTGAAAAAAGAATACACTTGTGTAATAATTTGAATATAATGAAGAATGTCCTCCACAGTGTATCCTATAAGTAATAGGTCATGGAGATTTTGAAAAATCTTAAAAACATCGTTCTTAAGAATTCCCGTACAGAGTTCACGGATGGCATTAACAGGTGGCGGTGTAATATACGTTTGAATCTCTTGAAGATTTATTTCAAATATATCATTTTCATTACCAGCCCGTGTTTTAACAGCCTCTAGCAGTCGTAGAAGAAGGCAGAATTGTCGCGCATTTCCTAGGCAAAATCCTACTATCCAATTCTTAGCGTCTTGTGTCAAACTAATATGAGGTGCATACCGTTTTTGGAAGACTTCGGTATGCTCAAACAGATTGATTGGAAGAAGTTGAAGAATCACTGTGCGGCTTTGAATCGGTTCAATGAAGGATTGGCTGGCGCAGGAAGAAAAGAGAAACTTCACATGAGTTTCATAGCGTTCCATTAGACGACGAAGTGCTTGCTGAGTTAAGACAGGGAGACTATCAGCATCATCAATCCAGACCCAAGCTAATATATCATATTTACGATTGGAACGAAGGAACTCCACGAGTTTCTGTCGCAAAGCTGCTATACCACGGTCGTCGCAACTGGAGAGTTTTAAGATGTAGCGATTTAATTCATTTTCGGGAATATCACGCAAGGCATAGCGTAAAAACTGCTGACAAAGAAATGTCTTACCTACACCGGTTGAACCTGTTAAGAGAAGATGTGGATAATCGCCTTTACATGAAAGAAGATACTCTACGATATGAGATTGTCCAATAACCTCTTCCATTAGTTGGAATTCTTGGATGGTGCTTAAATACGGAATACCATAATGAATTAGATGCCGAAGGATTTATACGAAACCCTTGAAATTGAACGCGGGTCTTCACAAGATGACGTTAAAAAGGCTTATTTTAAGGCTGCGCGCACAAAGCATCCCGATAAGGGTGGGTCAGCGGAGGAGTTCAAGGAAATTCAGCGGGCCTATGAAACATTATCTGATCCTCAGCGCAGACAGATGTATGACATGACTGGTTCTGAAGAGGGCCAAGGAGGACCGCAAATGGGTCAAGGGATGGGAAATCCTTTTGAAAATATGATGCGTGGATTTGCTGGAGCGGGGGCACCGGGAATGGGTTTTCATATGGATGTAGGTGGAATGTTTGAGCAAATGTTTCAGGGAGCACCGGGTGCTCAGGGTTTTTTCGGTGTCCCTATGACACCGCAACAGGGGCCGCCACCTCGGACGGGTAAAGGGCCGAGCAAGATGCATGAGATTAACATGAATCTTATGGAGTTCTACAAGGGGCGCGAATTACGGTTGGTATTTAATCAAGGGCGGTTCTGCTATGCGTGTAAAGGTGACGGAGTGACTAGTTTTGTAGAATGTGGACCATGCGGGGGCCGGGGATTTCATATTCAACAAATTCAACTTCAACCGGGAATGTATGTTCAAACACGAGGAACTTGTCGGGAGTGTGAAGGCAAGTGTCGTAAGCCAGGGCCACTTTGTACTGTCTGCTCGGGTTCACGCATCTTGAATCGGGAGAAGACTCTTGATGTTAAAATTCTACCGGGAATGCGTGAAGGTCATCAGTTTACCTTTGTGGGTGAATGTTCGGACCAGATTGATTTTGCTCAGCCGGGTGATGTTATCTTAGTTCTGAAATGCCCAGATACGGCTGTATATTCATGGTCTGGTAATGATTTGGGACATGAGATTACTGTATCGTGGGTTGAATCTGTAACGGGATTTAGTCGGGTTCTAGCAGATCATCCGTCAGGGTTACCGAAGACAATTGTTTGGAATGGTGATATCTTGTTAAATGGAGCTCGGCTACGCGGGTTGGGTCTTGGAATGCCCTTGGATTCTGCTGGTGGATACGGTGATTTGCTTGTAACTGTGAAGGTTGTACAGCCGGATGTGGGTGTGAATGTAAAGGCACTTCTCATGCAAGCTCTTACAGAATCGCAAAAAACGACTGCTGAAGGAGATTGTATTCTAACACGGGTTTAGTTCAGCTTGCCCCCGGGGACAGTGATTGCTCCACCGAAACCGGGGTTGACTTGGTTCTCATCAAACCACTGGGGGTTTAGACCAGCCGCCTTGAGTTCCTGCGGGCTCAAGAGTGTGTAATCACCAGATGTGGGCGCAGCCGGACCGAAACCGAGGGGCTGGTGGCTGCCACCGCGCTGCTTCTGCTTCCTCTGCTGCTTACGGCTCTTTTGCTGCTGCTTTCTCTGTTGCTGCTTCTGCTTACGGCTCTGCTGCTTTTGCTTCTGCTGGCGCTTTCTGCTGCCACCTCCAACCTGCTTAACCAAGGAAGCAGTTTGGCTCAACATGGTATCCAGGCGTCCAGTGGCTGAACCACCGAGAACTCCAGACGCAACTGTTGTCATAGGACCAGTCATGCTGGAAGGAAGAACCGCACCAGTTGTCTCAACAGGGGCTGCTCCGCCACGCTGCTTGCGACCCCTTAGGGCCTTGCGGGTACGATGGTAAGTGGATGTCATTCTCTGAAAATTCATACCTTGCTCTGTTATAGTACGAGGAATTTTAGCCATCATTGCTGCTTGGCTGTTTGGTCCAGATGCTACAGCAGCCGCATATGGAATACTATTAAATCCAGTGACTTCTTTTGCCGCACCTCCCCTTTGCGACCGCTTCCTGTAGCACTTAGATGACATTTATCCTACTAATACGACAGGAATTTTCTTCTTTTGTAGCCGAGCAGCAATTTTAGCATAACGGTCACTGCGGGGTTGCTCAAAGATAATAAACGCGCTTGCCTCTTTAATTATTTGTGTATCCCTTTGAATTCCAGCAGATTTTCCTGCTGACCAATCCGCTTTCATATAGCGGAGCGGAATATTATTCTGTTCACACCACATATAAATCATTCCGCTTGTATCTTTGCCTTCATCTGATAAAAGGACGAGGTCAGGTGTGGCTGCCATTTTCACAAGAATATCATTAATGATGGTCTTTTGAAAATCGTGAAAATCAGTGCGTTTTTGACCACCAAGAACACCAAGAATCTTTCTTGCTGGTCTTGTGTTTAGTAAGGAAGGAGTCCATGAAGAATCTTCACTTTCCGTTTTTGCGAGACCACTAAGCCAGGAATCAAGGGACATTCTGCTTGTTGCTTCTAGCAAATGAAGACTCAATTTTTACGGGTTTTTTTGTGTGCTCTTCTACGAGTTTTTCTTGAGTGCTTTCTGTTTCTTTGGCTACTTTTGTTATTAGGTCTGTTATTCCCCATGGAATTGTTTTCTCCAGCAACACGAGCCGCAACTACAGGAGCCACAGGAGCAACAGGAGCAACAGGAGGAAGGCCAGCCCCACCAGCAATTCCTCTAGGCATTTGTCCTCCAAGAAGTACGTGTCTATAGAATCGTGTATCAGGAGGATAAGTTCGTCCAACTAAATGCGTTTGGCCTTGATGAGCGCCTTGCACTACATTAATGATAGCAACATCTTGACCAACTACAAAAATTACTCTAAAAATGTCACCGGGCATAGGTAGATTACCTTGACCTGGACCTGGTAGAGGATTAGCAGAAGGTGAATAAAAATTTCCAACAACTAATCCTTGTATTTGAACCCCTACATTATCAACTATTTGATATGCCATACTCTAATTTAAAACCTTGAAATATTATTTACGCAGTTGCCGTCTGGGGCCGACCAGAAGACTGCGGACCCGAGTTACCCGTCGTGATAACCTTCTTCTTGATGGCACCGCTGACGATGTAAATAGAGTTCTCCGTCATGACAATGTAGTCCGTCGCCGCCTTAAAAATCTTCTGGATGGGGCTGGTGTACTCCTCCGCATTCTTTACGAGGATACGCTCCTTCGTATCCGGATCCTCACCGAGAAACGCCTTGGCATTCTTGGTGTCATTGTAGTAATCCAGCAGAATCGGCTTGTCCTGCTCTACAGCGATGCGGGCGGCGTGGACAAGGGTCTTATCCGCAGGGATCTCTGTGGTCTGGATGGCACCGCCCTGCTGGAGAGCAAGCTGTTGCTGCTGTCCTGAAGGAGGAGGAGAAGATGTGGTAGAAGCGGAAGCGGAAGCGGAAGAAGCAGCAGCATTCGTACTCATTTGGCTTTAAAACTAGGGGTTTCATTTTTTTGATTTTTTTTACGCGGTCGCAAAGGATGGGAATGTGAAAACTTGCATGTGGCGGGGACTAGGGTGCGAAATCCAGCGACTTTCATTCTTCTTATTTACGATCTTCTCAGGCATCGGCCTTGTTGGCGGCAAGGGCCGGATGATTTCCTCTGCGTGTTTCGTAATAATCATATTCACGTATTCATAGGCTTCTTGGATTTGTCCCAGGGTTCTAGCACCCGTAATAATTAGTTTACCCGTTTGGAAAGGGGCGATGGTAACCGTCTTACACGAACCAAGTTCTGTGCCCGTGCCAGAGCCCGAGCAGAGTGTAGGACAGCCGCACAAACCAGGCATTGTTGTCGGAGGACGCTTGTCATTTACGAAATACTTGGTGTTTACACCCTGATAGATATCCGACTCAAATGTACTGAATAGCTTGTAGATCTGTACGAAAATCTTGTGAAGACGATCACGGCGAACAGGGACACCGATGCTATAATCCGAGTTAACCAGTTGAATAGCATAACGGTATAGAATAGGCTCGGGATAATCGGGGGTTGGCGGAAAGACCTCCTTGTATATGGCCGCGGAGACCTTCTCCTTCAGAGTTCTTAGCAAGACTATAATTGACTGCTTACCCATTTCCTCCGACAGAATCCCGGTCATTTGTACTCCGCCATTTGAGAAGAGTTTCACATTTACCTCCTTCCACTCATTTTCATTTGTGGCAAGGCGAACAATAATCGTTGCCTGATTGTAAAACTTCTTCTTCTGCTTCTTACGCTTTAGCATGATGTCATGGCGGCACATACCCTTTTTATTCATATTATGTTCCATCTTGAGAATACCTTCTGCTAGACACCAATAAGGCATGATGTGAATGGCATCCCACAACTTAGGAATATCAATCTTTGTACCGATGTGGCCGGTAACAGTCATAGTGCTAATTCTTAGCGGTGTGATTGTGACTTTGGCGGTATTAACTTGTGCCATCCTACCCTTTGAACTTAAGGAGGCTTTAAGTTGG